TGGGGAGCGTGAAGCCCACAGGATAGTGAGTAGACGCAGCTGCTTGGACCTCGCCATCAGTGGTGACTGAGAGGACGGTGTCTGAGGTGAGGGTGAGGCTGCCATTGGCAATCACACGAGTCTCACCAAAGATGACAACGTCAACAGCGTCACCAGCGTCAGCGGCTCGCTGAGCGACACCGATGATGGTGTTGGCGGTGGGGGTGGTTGCGACAGCGACCTTTCCCGCTGAGTCAATAGCGACGAGCGCAAACTCAGTGACAGCTGAGGCGCAGATAAACGAACGAATGATCTGGTTCATGGTCAGTACTCCTTAGCTGAACACAGAGTTGTATTGATCAGGGTTTTGCTCACGGAATAGGTTCAAAGCCTCTGAGAAGTTGAGCCCCTTCTCAGTGGCGAGGGCCTTGACCTTCTCAGCGAGGGTGGCCTTGTTGAGCTCCTCACCTGAAGCGCCATGGCCAATCTCAGTGAGTGGAACAGCTGAAGAAGCTGGGCGCTCAGAGAACATGGTCCAAAATTCAGGCATGGAATCACGCACGTCCCAAGCACGCTGAGCGGCTGCCTCCTCAGCAGGGCTGACCTTCCCCTCACGAAGAAGGGAGCTCACAGCCTCACGACGCTCCACATCACGCTTCTCAGCCTCAATGACCTCAAGGCGCTCGCTGAGCTTGGTGTTTTGTTGGCGGAGCTGCATCACCTCAGCGAGGAGGTTAGGCTCAGCCTTCTCAGACAGAGTGGAAGTGGAGGGCTCAGTCATCTTCTTGGCCTTCTCATCCTCAGGCTGCTCAGTCATCTCCTCATCCTTGGAGGGCTCCTCAGCCATCTCCTCAGCCTCAAGATCACCTACCAAGGAAGCCTCAGCCTCCTCGGTCATGTCTTTCATCTTTTGCTCAAGCTCTTTGACCATCGCGTCCTTAGCGACTAGCGCGGCCCTGAGCTCATCTACGGACATATTCTCAAAGTCCATCATCTGCTCCTTTTCGCTTAAAGTGACCCGATCAATCTTGGAATGAGACTGAGCAGGGCGGGGGGTTAGGGTGACAGCGAGGAGCTGGGCATCACCCACCTTCTCACCACCATCACGAGTGAAGATTTCGCCGTGTAGGTACTCAGGGGAGCTCCACAGGACGCCACCTGCCTCCTGTACCACCTTGAGCCCGCGCTCGTTATAAGCTGGGATGGCATAAAGCCCATCCTCTCTGAGCTCAAGGTCTACGATCAACCCAAGGGCGTTCCCGCTCTCAGGTGGCGCGGGTGCTCCACCTTGAAAAGGTGAGGTGGCGTGCTGCCAGTCAATGATGACAGGGTCAGCCTCACGGCGCTCACGATACACCCTGACCATCTCCTCGAGGAGCTCCTGTGAGATGGGAGCGCCAATGGCTTCCCCACTCATGCGTGAGCTGACCTGACCAAGAGCAAGGGTCTTGAATGGGCGGCCAATTGTGAGCCCATCAGGTACATCATAGTAGGAGGTGGAGGTGAGTTGAACCGCCTCTCCATATGCTCTCAATGCTGTTTTCTTATCAGCGGCGTTCATTTGATTTACCACCTTTCGAGCCCATGAATAACCAGCGTCACCGCCCCATCCATCCCACGCTTGGCGGCCCTTGCCATACTCCTCCCAGGTGCTCCCCTGCTTATCCACCTCATGGCGGGTGAAGTAGGCGAGCATACGCCTGACCGTCTCAGGGCTTAACCTCACACCATTGATGAGGTCGCGAGCGCGAGCGATACCTACGGCGGTCATCCCCCTCTGACTCATAGGCTTCTGTGCTCGCCTCCTCAAAGCGCGCTCAGCTGCCTTCCTCGCCCCCTCAGGTGGCTTGAAGTCAATATGGCTATACTTGTCAGGTATAGCTAAGCTCTGAGCCTTAGCCTTGACGCGGCGCTTGATCTTCATCATTGGCGCCGCCTTCTGATAGCTGCCTCAGCGAGCGCTGCCACACCTCCACCTTGACTAGCGGCGCTGACGGTTCTCTCTAAGGATGAGCGCTGTGCTTCCTCTGGTAGGTCGCCAGCTCCTAGACGCTCCCTTATGGCGCGCTCGAGCTCGTTGTCTGGTGTGAGGAGCCCTGAGGTGACTAGTTGTGGGAGCATGGCCAAAGACTCTGCCAGGTCGTCTGTGTCTAGTCCTGTGTGGACTAGCCTTGGGAGCTTGGAGGGGTCTACAGGTCCATAGTTCCATCTGATCAACCTCCCAATGGTGCCAGCTCCACGGCGGTCTACACCTGAGATGGCTGAGGCCACAATGTCACATAGATTGATAGCAGCTCGCCTAAACACGCTGAGGTGTACTTCACCCACTGAGCGCGCTCCTGTGTCAGTGATGCCCAAGTTGGCAAACTGAGCCAGGAAGGCTTGACTGATTTGGTTATCACATTCCCGAATGATATCAAGCGGCCCCTGAGCATACAGATTGGGCGTGGCTCCATATTGATCAAAGCTCACCACAGCATTATCTATGAGGTAAGATTGCTCAGCTGCTAAGAAGGCCTGAGCCTGAGCCTCAGCGTCATCGATCATCGCATTGATGTCACTGTCAGTGAGGCCGTGGAACTCAGCCACCGACCTGTCCACCTTGACCCTTGGCGTAGGAACCGCCCAGCGATCAACACCCACGCACATGAGGTTGCTGACCTTCTGTTTAGTGCGCCACCACCACCACACAGGACGGAGCATGCCTGAGCCCTCAAAATTAGACCCTGTTCGATTGAGGGTGAGGAGGAGGAGCTTGTTTGAGGGGATGGGCTCAGGAGTTTTACCCACGCCCACCACATGCTGCATCACCCCATCTAGCTTCTGATTATCTCGACTGAGCCACCTGAGGTGGGCGCTTGGCTCACGATCTGCATAGATGTCTAGCCAAACCTTGGTCTTACCTTGGTAGTCAGGGCCAACCCTGTAGACCTCCTCAGCATAGCGATACCCAAGGGGAACAAACTCAAGTAGATAGCTGAGCTGCTCCTCGAAGGAGGTGCTCATCTGCCCCGCGTAGCCATCGAAGCCAAAGGCCTCATTGGCAAAGCGGGCGAGCTCCTCACACAATGGGTCATCCTCCATGGAGCTCTCAAAGCGCCATGTAGCTGAGAGGAGGGTTTGACGTAGCATATGCCATGAGCGCCTGACCACAGGGTCAGTCCTTAGCATGTCCTCAGCCTCCCTCACCCAGTTGAGCCCTGTGAGTGACGCGTTCCTCTCATAGCCTGAGATCATCCCACCACTGAGCTGAGTTCCTGTGATGCCCCTCACAGAAAAGCGAGGATGGAGCGCTCTCATGTGTCGAGGCGCTTCATCTTGATCAGCTTGATAATCTAGCTTTCTCATGAAGCCTCTGATGTCAGGGTGGGTCACTCCTCCATCAGTCGTCAGGCTTGTCCATCACGTCAGTCTCAGTGTCAGCATATAGTGCTGATTTGTCAAGCGTTCTCTCAGGCCACTCACCCTGAGGCTGAAACACACTCAAGTGCAGCTCACCCTGGTCTACACATAGAGGCTTGAGGCCCATGTAGTGGTGGGGCTTGTCTGCCTCTACCCAAGTGAAACACCTTTGACAATACAGATATTTCAAATCGGAAGTGACTTCCTATTTATCTTCATAGCGGCTGAGCTCCCTCGTCAGGTACCAGAGCGCCTTCTGTAGATCCTCACGAGCATCCGCACTCTTAAGCCCCGCCCTAGCACAATATTTGATGACATTCCCTAAGCAGAACCCAAGGCCCCAAGCCTCAATAGCATCGATGACCTCCACACCACTCTCAGCGTGATAATGAGAGGGGTGGTTCACTGATGAGCTGACCTGCTCATCTGCTGTGAGGTCAACCCTGTCAAGCTGGTGCTGCTCAATGATGTCCTCAGGCGACAAGTAGGGATAGCTAGTCACGATTGACTTGCTTTCTGAGAGCATCCACCTCGCCCTGTAGTTTGAGGAGCTCATCATGGAAGTCATCAAGGCGCTCAATGAGCTCCTCCTGTTCTTGCTTCTCTAAATCAAAGCGCTTGTTGGTAAAGCTCCATAACATATAGAGGAGGCCCACGGTGACCACGGCTACTAGATTATTTGGGTCTAGCACCTTCTCGACAAGGCTAGGTGGGAGGGCAGTGGGGTCAGCCATTAGAAGCTCCTTGAGTTGGTGGTGATGCCAGCGCGCTTGTCTCGATTTGGTCTGCGTCTAGGAGTATACTCCGAGCGCTGCACAGCGTCAGCCCAATAATGGAATATACAGTCATATCTGAGAGCGTCTAGAGGGTCCTCACGCCCATCCTTCCTAGGCTGCTCTTTAGCGTCCCACGCATAGCTCATGAGCGCCTTCCTTAGGCTGTTACCTATAGAGCGCTCACCCTTATCCCAAACCTCTTTGGTGATGAGGTAGCGATCACGAGCAAAGGCCCTCTTGAGCCGCTGCACACCATTGAGGATGTCCACCCTCACAGGGTCTGTGGTGTGTCTCAAGATCATACCTAGGCCACCCGCGCCTATGCCCTTGCTCATCTCTCTAAAGGCTGAGCGCCCTGTATGATCTGACCTCGCCTTCCCCGCCTTGTCTGCTACTCCTGAGTCTAGCCATATACGTGGCCCGGGGGCGGAGCTCCTCAGCGAGCGAGGCCACGCCACCCTGAGGATCATCTCGCACAGCTGCGTGATGGTCACCTCCTGAGGGTTGATCTCATGGACTACCACTGAAGCCTCACGCTCCTCATCAAACACAATAATCAGCACGCTTGGCTTTCTGAAGCCCCAATCTATGGCCACCCTCGCTGTCATATCATCACGATAGGTGAAGTCATCAATAACATGGCGCTCGCTGTCGAACTCTTGATAGACCAAGCCTGAGGGTGGCTTAGGCCTATTCATCACCATAGCCTCACGCTCCTCAGTGGGGAGGAGCTTGGTGGCCTCGAACCACTCAGCGCTGAGGTTGTCTTGGTTTACATAGGAGGTGTACAGGAGCGGGTGAACACCCGCCGCCTCAGCCATCTGACACCACCACGCGTCACTGACAGGCAAGCCCACCAAGATGAGGGTGGGCGTTGGCCCTGACCTCAAGCGCCCTAGGGCCTTGTGGGCCACCTCAGCGCCAAGGGTCTGACACTCATCGATGAGCGCCACACCTGAGGTGACATTGATTCCCTCAAGGGGATTGTGGGAGGCGTCTCTTGTCCCTGGTCTATAGTAGGAGCGACAGAGGACCGCTGAGCCTGTGTGTGTGTCAGTCCATTTGTGGAGGGTGTGGTTATAGACCCACCCACGTGGCGCTAGCCACTTCTCAATCTCAGGCATGAGCACAGAGTTATAGCGTGGTGTGGTGTCTGTGATGAGGAGGGAGGTGGTGCCAGGCCTAATCTTAGCCACAAACCACAAGGCAAAGATGAGGCTAGATGTTTTGCCGGAGCCCCATCCACAGCGAGCTGCAATAATTTTATCCCTGCGCCTGATACCCATGATGATCTGACGCTGTAAATCATTGAGGATAAAATCTTTGGCCCCCTCGCTCATGTGGAGCTCCTAGATGCTCTGAAGGTATTTGATCAACCCTGCCCTATCAAGGCTCAGGCGCTGCCTCTGACTATGCCTCTTAAAGCCTACCACAACACCCAAGCTGGCAAGGGTGCCAATGTTCTTCCTCATGTAGTTCATGCTAGCGCCTGGCTCCTCATATGGCTCGAGCTGGCTCCTCATGGTGACAGCCTCTTCATTGGGCCAATTCGCCAAAGCTAGGAGGGTGAGCTGTAGGTGTCTGACTAGAGGTGCGTTCCTGATGATCTCTTCGAGGTCATCTGTCTCACTGATAGTCACATGATCAAACAGGGTGGAGCTGCTATACATCACCTCATCATGAGCGACATCATCAGCCTCAGGCTCAGGTGAGATCAGCTGCTTGACTTGGCTCATGAGGCTAGCCTTGATAGCCCAAAACTCATGAGGCTCTCTACACCTCATCATAGAGCGGTCCAAGGAGGCCATGCTCTCCCATGAGTATTGACCTGTCGGTGCAAACTCACCCACCTCACGTCCCCAGCACATGACCACCTTAAAGTCTGTGCTCCAATGGTGAGCTGCTGTGATGGCAGGGGTTGAGTAGACACCCACAGCTACAATCCACAGCGCCCCCTGCTCATAGGCTGCCTGTTTGAGCTCCATGAGCCTTGGCCCCATGCTCTCCATCACTTGGCTGATGGTGGTGGATGCATCCATCGCCTTCTCAGGCCTCATGCTCCTGGTCTTGACCTCCATGAGCGCCACCACCTCAGCCTCACGCTTGGCTAGCACCAGATCACAGAAATGACCATAGCTCCTGAAGTCAGGGTGATGACACTCGATGGGATGCTTGGTCAGCTTGAAGTTGCCCCAATCTGCGCTCTCAATCATGCTGACGAGCTGCCCCTGGAAGCGGTTGTGAATCCGCGTGGTGGCCTCTTGGAGTTTGTCCTCAGCCTTGCCATAGGCCAAGGAGGGTGTGTGAATAATCTTGCTTGCTGCTCTCATGTCGTTTAGTTTTCCTTTGCTGCTTGATGTGGCCCCCTGCGTGGAGCTCCTTGTGATGTGGGTTGTGAAACGTGGGGGGTCGCTCTCTTATGATGGTTGTTTAACATGGAGCCTGATGTAGTCCATCACGAATGGAACACAAGATTCATGAAACCACTCACCATGAGAGTGTAAGCCACGCGCTTTGAGATCTAGGTGGATGGCTTTTTCAAAGATTGCTGCGCCCACGATATATCTGTCTATATACAGTTTAAGTGGTGAACCTGTCTGCAATCCTACAAGTCTGCGTGAGGGAGCCTTGGAGGTTCCAATCTTAACCAAGTCACAGCCCTTAGCCTTGATAAAATAAAGGTGATAATGACCCTCAAGCCCAACATTAATCCTGTTGGGATCTACGGCTTCGTCAGTCCCTACCTTGCGAACACCTGAGCTATCATACTGATGAACAGCATCTATTTGGTCTGCAAAGTCTTTGTTTTCACGCTTCCATTTATACACAACGGTGTCACTTAGATGTGCATCTTTACAGGCTTTTCTAAATGTACAGCCTTGGCTTAATCGCTTCAAGAGTAGGCTAATCTGTTGCTGAAAGCTTGGATCGAATGGCCCTGTTAGCTGTGGATGTGCCTTTAACCTGCCAGGTTGAGCCTTGGGCGCTAGATCGTTGACCAACGCCCTGAGCTGCTGATCCTTAGCTAGGTGTTCGTAAAATGTGGATATAGGTATAAGCAAACGTCTGAGAGCTCCTCGAATGGAATAGCCAGCTTTTAACAGCCTCAGCACATCTGAATACTGATGATCCTTAAATAACTCTGATTCGTCCTCAAGTCTCATCAGCTCACTTTGACATCTATGAACTTGCTTGCGAAATGTAGAGTTATTTCTAATCCAGTTATACACTGTTCTACGGCTTATATTAGCGATAATGCAAGCCTGTTCAAGAGTGTAACGAGACTCCAATGCATTAAACAATACATCTAGGCGCTCTGAGTTCCTGGGGGAATATGGGCCTGATTTAAAGGCTTGAGCTTGTCTAGCCTGTCTTTGCTCTTTTGCAAAGCTGAACAGGGGGAGCTCAGCGATCGTCTCCATTGTCATCTGTATCCTCCATCATCACGTTAGTCTGTTCAATCATGGCGATCACCTCAGGGATACCATCAGCCTTCTTGGCTGTGATCTCTACCTCCTTCTTCTCTCCATACTCCTGAGGGAAGCGGCGAGCCATCATCCATGACAGCGCTCGCCAATCCTTATCATCACTTTGTGAGGTGGCTTGCATCATGGCCACCTCAATGGTTCCAAGCCCCTCATCAGTTGCATCTTCAACGAGCTCCTTGATTTCAGGATAGGCATCCATCCAATAATAAAGCGTTCGTCTTGGCAGACGTGAGGAGCCACAAGCGCCTCGGATTGACTGACCATCTCTGAGTCGCTCAAGGAGTTCTATAAATCGTGGGTCTCGCGCGCGCACAATGGCGGTGCAACTTTCTTTATCAAGAGCCTCAATGTCACCCACCTCACGCGCTGCTAGGCCCTTTAAATCAGGCTTATCCATAGTGTCTCCTCAAATACGCTCGCATCCTGCGAGCTGTCCCATGAAGGGTGTGTTTACTGACATCATGCTGAGCTGCTAGCTGAGTGATACTGAGGTCAGCGTCAAACAGCTGATCAATCAAAGCATGCTCTTGAGGCTTGTGATACCTCTGCTTCAGATCAGCCTTCATCACGGATTGGTCTATCTCTAGATCACACTCAGCATGAACATCTGTGGGATCTGCCAGGTGCTCACGATATAGCCACATATCCATGAGCCTGTAGTCATAACGGCGCTCATCTCTGATGTGATTGAGGGTGCGCCGCTTCATGGTGTTTGTGATGGCGGCGTCAAAGCAATCATCCA